CTGTTCCATAACCCAATGCACTCTTAACCAAAATATCACGGCCAGTTTGTGGATTTTTAATACGATGTTTTAATAAATCTTTTAGTCGTGTTTGTTTTGTTGGTGTTCCACCAGTTTGTTTTGTATCTTTTTCTTGTGCTTGTTGCACCACTAATTTTGTCTTTGGATACTTGTCCATTAATGTTTTGACTGCTTTAACATTTTTTGGTGCGTCATCGACAAATGCAATTCTGGTGTATCCATCTTTAATGTGCTTTTCTATGTATCGTGCCTTTTCCATTGGGTCGCTATCACCCAATGCTGCGATGGTAATTCCAGATGTTATACCTTGTGATTGTAAAAATTTTGCGATAGGTTTAGTATGACCACGAGCAGTTAGTACAACTACTTTGTCTGCTTTCTTTTGGTCAATAACTTTCTTCAATAAATTGACATATTTTGTAATAGGACGAGGATTTTTTAGTTGCTCAAACTCCGAGTAATCAAACTCGTCCCCAGGTTGTTTTTCATATGCTGCGTAGTCTGCTGGACTTAATTCTCTTCGCTTTCCATCCTTATCAACAACAATAACCCTTGCGTCTGTATGCACAAGGGTATCGTCAAAATCAGTAATGTATGCGGTCTTACCCATATTAACGGGTGATTAACTTATATGCCGTTGCCACCATCTTTTCAGTTGGGAGGGACAACATCTTCTTTCTATTGTCTGGTGATAACTTATGTAATACACGAGTTAACAATGCTGCGGTGTAAATGTCTAACATTACACCACCAACTTCTGCTGGCTTTCTATCCTTTACAATACTCAATATTTGACTTTGCTTAGAACTATAATCTTCACTCGTGGTGACCAAATGTGGGTCGTTTGATACCTTTGGTGTTGTATCGTCGGATGCTACTGGAAAATCGGAGACTGGGACTGCTCCTGCTACTTCATCTTTCTTTTTTGGTAGTTTATCGTGTGGAGTAGATGCATACTTTTCTACACTACCCTTTGCCATAGTTTGTGCCAATTTTCTTGCAGTTGGACTAAAATCACTTGCCTTTGCTCGTCCAGTTTGGATAGCTCTAACAATACCAAATAATTTTTGTTGTGCTTTACTGACTGATGGCATCTTATCTCTCCGAATACAACTCTGGTCGTAAGTATCTAAACTTACGCATTAATTCGCCCGCTTTTGCATTTGCTTCGTTTTCTATATCAGAACCATCTTCACCATTCAACTCTTGATTACTAATTCGTTGTTTATGATGCACCATCTCGTGAGCCAAGGTTCGTAATACATCCGCAATATGACGATTACCTTTTACGATAATGATTTCGTCAGTTTGTGGATTATAGGTTCCAAAGGTTAAATTTTGTTTAGAATAATCACTACCCACAAATTTAATATTGGCAGGTAGTGATTGAAGTTGTAGCTCTTTTGCGACAAACTTTACAAATTCACTTGTGATATTTTCATTTAGTAAAGCTTTAAGTCGCATGGAGATTACTTAGTCTTTTTCTTGGTAGACGTAATCTTCTTAGCAGTTTTCTTAACTGTCTTGACCGCTGCAACCGCATCCTTCAAGTCAACCTTACCGTCACCATTGACATCGGCTGCCTTTACAACAGTTTCTTCAACCTTCTTGGTTGCCTTTAACAATGGTGCTGGAGCTGCCATCATCTTGCGATTAAGGAAGTAGATTGCAACTGCCAAACCTAATACTAATACTAAAAATGTCGTCATAAAAACTCCTTACTTAAGTTCACCTAAGAAGTCGTAAATTAATGTATCAATACGACTATAGGGGGTGATGATTTGACCACCCTTGTTTTCGTTAATAAATGCTCCGTGCGTACTTGGATTACTTACGATATCAAAACAAATGAGTGAAAAGTCATCACCAACTTCTACGGTGTTTTCACCAATTGGTTTAACCGAACCCATACCACGGGATGAAACACCCAATCGGATATTGTTCTTGATTAATTCACGAACGATATTACCTGATGGGGTAGATAGGATTTCAATATTTCCCTTGACATCATCACCTTCAAACCAGAGTTCGGTGACGTTGCAGCAAACATTCTTCAAATTAACTACTGGACTTTCTGGGTGGTCAAGTTCTCCAAGTGCACGGCGTTGTGATACAAAGTTATTTTTGTATACCATTGCTTCACGTGCTAATATTTCTTTTGGATATACACGACCATTTTGATTCTTCATTTCTGCACGTTGAAGTAAAACATCCTTTAACATCAACGGTTTACTGATGTCTGCTGCTTCTTTTAATAAAGTAGTGTCATACGAAATGACATTATATTCTACGAGTAATGTTTGCATATTATTGCCCACGGATTTCACGGATGCGGGTTGCAAGGCCAAGAAGTCTTGATTCTAACTTCAATAATCCTTGTTGTGTACGCTTCCATAGTTGTTCACTTGCGATACCTGATTCTGTCTTTAAACGACTATTCATTCTAATAACACGTTCAACTTCTTGTAAGTTCTTATTAAGTTGTGAAATAGCTTCTGCAATCTTTCTATGTGGTGTCTTAGATGTATCGTTCTTATATTCGTAATACTTGTTTTCGTTTAATTCCTTGGTGACGATTTCCATCTTGTCTGCTGGACGATTTGCTTCTTCTTCACCCTTTGGAGTTAACTTGAATCCTGTGGTTGCTGTAGCGATGTGCTTAGAACGTGCCACACTCTTTGCTTTATTACCACGGAAAGAATATGGAGTTAAGTATCCAGGAACATTTGCAGTCGTTGTCATTTCATCAAGTTTCTTTTTGATGATTTGTCGGACGCGTTCACGAATTTGTTGTGTCTTGTCCATAGATTAACTCTTTAAAGTGTCTAATGTCTTGGTAATTTCCAAGGCAATTAATAATGCGGTCATGTGATTTTCCTTGACCACTTGAACCGTTTTTAATTTTTCTAATTGTGAAACAACTTCTGATAACTTAATGGTGGTCACCTTGTTATCAATCTTAGCCATCTTCTTTGTGATTTCAGCAATTAATTCTTTTGCTAAATCTACTGCGTATGCTCGAAGTGCTACTGAATTGGATACGTTATAGATATATTCACGAAGAAGGTTCTTTTGCTTATCGCTGAGGTCTGCATACTTTTGGTTGAACTTTTCCATCAAAATCTTGTAGGTCAATAAACGTAAATCTTCTTCTTGGTTTTTGACCGTTTCAAATAATGCAGTTTCCTTCTTGATTTCCTTGTTGACAATCTTACCACTTAAATGTTCAACAATAGTAAATTTAGCTTCAACCATACCTTGAATTTCGTTGAAGTCTTGGATTTCGTTTACTGCACCATCAAACACCTTATATACAGAAGCATAAACTTTGTAGGACGGAATACGGGCATTTAAAAATTCTTTTAAATCGTAGTTGTTTTTAATTTCACGAATTAACTTATATTTTTGTGTGTTTAATGCCACTTCATTTAACTTTTTACGTTGTGATATCAATACATTGATAAGTTCAAATGCTTTAGTTTCACTGAGTTGTTGTGCATTGAAAAATGAACGATAAAGAATCAATTCCTTTCCAAGTTCTGTCTTGGAATTGAAATATTCCTTCATTAGTTTGACCGCAGTATCATTACTACGATTTTCCAATGCGTCTGATGTAATTTTACGGACTAATAGTTCAAATAGTATGCCCGTATTCCGAATTTTGTTATGCTTGACGTTTGCTTTCATAAACATCCCATTTTAGTGACATTATACCGTCATATATTAAATATAACGAATATTAATAAGACTTTAGTTTTCCAAGTCTAAAATATTATTTTCATCTAATAGAGAACCAGTAGCTTCTTGGTTTTCCATCAATACTTTCTTACTTGGTTTTTTTAAACTTGCCATCAACGCTTGAACTTCTTTGGTTAGTGCCAATGGTGACTTTCTTTTATCATTTCGTTGCTTACCAACAGTCAACGATCCCATATTTTCTTTGTGTCCAAGTGGATCACGACCACGTGGGTGACTGTCTTGACCAAACTTCATTCCTGTTTTTGGACGACCTATCTTAGCTTCTTCCAATTCTTCGTCTGGTAACGGTTCACCTTCTAATTCACTTTCATTCTCGCTATCTGGTTTTAGTGAAGCTAAAATAGAATCTAAATTATCAAGTTGTTGTTCTTCTTGATCAGGACTAAGTGGTTCTGCATCTGCTGGTTCACCTTCGCCACCTTCAGGTGGTGCTTCACCAGCTGGTACTTCAGGAGCAGCACCATCCGTACCTGGTTGTTGTCCTTGTGCCGCTTGATCTAATTGTGCCATACGTTTTACATCTTCTGCAATCTTAGCACGTTCTTCCACAATTTCATCATCTGATAATTCAAGAATATTGTGGTAAATCCATTCTTGTGAAAGCATCTTACTGTTCATAATAGATTCTGCCACACCAATCTTTTCCTTCCACAAGTTTAACTTTTCTTGTTCGTAAACAATTGATGGATTGGTTAATGATAATTCAAAATCAATTAAATCTTCGTCAGTAAATCCTTGAACATATAAATGGATGATGGCAATCTTGGTGAGTTCCGATACCATAATACGTTGAATACGTTCAATAGTACGTGCGAAACGAACATCTTGTGCTGCCAAAGTTGCTTTACCACTTAAATCTTCTTCGTATCCCAAGAATGCCTTCGGCACCTTGAATGCTGCCATTAACTTATTACGGAGGTATTCGATATCTTCGATAGCGTTGAATTGTAGACCTGGGAGGTTTTGGATGTCTGTTCCAGAGTCCTTACCACGAACAGGAAGATAAAAATCTTCTGTGATATTTTGCATATTATATCGAAGATTGTAATCACCAGTTGCAGGATCTACTAATGGTGTTTTCTTCATTCTATCCATAATACGATTCATAAACGTATCGATTTCTGCTGGCGGGATATTGCCGATGTCAATTAAAATCTTACGCTTATCTGCCGCTCTCATAATACGATGAATTAACATCGCATCTTCCATCAACTGAAGTTGTTTCCAAACACGACGGCCACCTTCAATCATTGCCTTACCATATGGAAGAAAGTTGGTGTCCGAAAGGAGACGGAAGTGGGCAATTTCATAGTTATCAAATTCAGTCTTACCTAATGATAAGAAATCATTTTCAATCTTGAACTTGACCGAGAATGGATTGCCTGGGTCTTGACCTTCGATACGAATGGTTTCATAGACAGAGAGTGGTAATACATTTACAATTCCAAATTCTGGATCTATGTCTAGGAATAAAAAGAAATCACCATACTTGACCATATTACGAATCCAAGGCCACATATTGAATTCCACATTCAATACATCATAGAATAAGTTATGTAAGATTTCTTGT